TGGTCCAATGAAGACCATTGTGGTCCCTGTGGCAAACAAACGATTGCCGTTTTTACCGTAAAACCACACCCACACAAACCTCCTTCAACGAAATAATTTCATTCGTGTATGTGGCGTGGTTAACTGCCACGTCGAATAGCACTATTGTATGTATAGTGTATACATACAATAAACCGGGAGATATGCGCGGGGCAAAGCCCCGCGCACCTTAGAAGTTCCTACAAATATCTACAAACGTATCCGCCGACACCGACGCTTTCCCCACCAACAACCCATCATACATCCGCATCTTGTTCAAGTTATCGCGTTTCACTGACCCGCCATACAAAATCGTCGGTTGAATACGATAGCGATGGCTCAAAAAAGAATGAATGGAACAATATACCTGGTCCGCAAACGAACTATCGGGCGTCAATCCCGTTCCGATCGCCCACGCCGGCTCATATACAAACACGATTTGGGAGATTTGGTGTGGCTGTATTTCCGGATGTTGGAGCAAAAAGGAAACCAATCCGCGGATTTGCGACAAACACGTATACACCGTATTACCATTATTCAAATCTTCATACGTATCCCCCACACAATACACCGGAATTATTCCGTTTGCCAGCAACTGGAGAGTGCGTTCATAGAAATGGAACTCGCCTTCGCCACAATACTGACGCCGTTCATTGTGTCCCACCAAACAATAATTACACCCCGCCTCCTTCAGTGAATGCGCACAGACTTCGCCAGTATACGCCCCCGCTGGATATTCCGAACAATGTTGTGTTCCTACTCCTACCTCCGTTCCACTGAATATACGATGTATATCCGCAAATTGGAGAAGGGAAGGCAACAACACGACTTGTTTATCGTCGGAAAGGGGCGTTTTGGCGAACGATTGGTGAATAGAATAAGCCAACTGGGATGCGCCGACGGGAGATACGAACGATTTCCAGTTCCCAATGATTAATTTTTTCTGTTGAAAACGGGAGAAACCCAAAAACAATTGTGTTATCAAACAAAATACAAAAAGAATACTCATTATGATGTGATGTGATATACTACTATAGTATATCTCCCCACGTTTATGTTCTTATGTATAGTGTTATTGGATTGAGTTATGGCACTTTTGGCAGTCTGCGAGGTGTTCTAGGAGGTGTTCTATGAGTTAAAATTGGTGCTGGTGGAGGTAAATAAGCATTTATTAGTGCGGATGGTTGTGGTAAAGGGGGCAATTTATTTCTTATTCTGCCTTGAGGAGAAGGTAGTAAAGTAGTAGTATTATCTAATAGAAGAGGGGTTAATAAATTGGGTTTGGCCGTTTTGTTGAATAGTTGTTCAATCAAACTACTCATATTGTTGCTGTTAATGTTAATTAGGTTGATGGCATTTTTAACGTGTGTATCATACAACGTTTGTTTATTTTCCAAATTGAATGAATATTCTGTCATATTATTTGTTGTTTCAAAACCCAATTTCAGTAAATTTTGTGTAAACGTTTCATTCGTAGACATACGACCAATATCTAATATCAAGTTGGATATACTCATAAGTTCATTATTTACTTCTGGCTCCAATTTGGTAGATAGTACGATTAAAAATAAAAGCATAAATTCAGTCAAGTATTTTTCATATTTGTGTAAATAAATGTGTAATGTAGTCTCTGATATAGTCATAAATATAAAAGATAAATACTTGTTTGACACTCTATCTTCTATTACTAATAATAGTGGCGGTGTTCCTTCCTTATACTTACTGTCCAAATAAAGATGAATATACCTCATATCAAATTGTATTTTTTTTATATCCATATTATGTACATAATTGAAAATAAAATTATAAGTTATGGTGTTTTTAAACAATGAATTTATACTGGTTACATATTTGGTTGCATCATTACAATTTATCATATTACTATATGTGTTAGTCATACTACACTTGTAATCGACCAACGGTTTTACGCCACCATTTCTTTGAAAAAATACGTCATCTTCTTTATTCACCGCACTATTATAGATACGATTAAATCTTATAATGAAATCTTCGAAATTTGTATTTTCAACTTCAACACCTGGCAACGGATATAGTTCATATTTATTTGAATCCATTTTCAATAAAATGTATTTGATGTCGGGATGTATTAAAAAATACATAATACAATTTGGTTCAGTTATTTCAATTTTATATATTTTATAAACGGCATCATTCATGAAAAATGAATTTATATAGTCAAATTTAACAATGTTATCTCTTCCGGCGGTGATACGAATACTAGCTCCTCCTTTACGACATGTTTTATTCCATTTGAGTTTTTTACTTCTTCTCAACGTTTGTTTTATTTGTTTACTCCGTTTCGTTTGCTTATTATACTTTTTATTCCTGCGAATATATCTACGTGTCTTGTACATTACTATATACATATAATTATAATAAAAATCCGAACAAGTATAGAACATTCTCCGTACCAATAATACACCAATAGGGGAGAAATGGTTAAAATCGCCATCTGTTATTGGGGCATTCCGCGTTCTATTCGCGAAGTCATGCCCTCACAACTCGAACACGTGTTTAACCCTCTGCGTTTAGCCGGTATTCAATACGACATTTACGCTCATTTTTGGAAAACCGACATCAACCGCGTATGGGATTGGGTCGTTCCGGTTCCCTTGGATTATGATAGTATCTCCCTTTTAAACGCAAAACAGGTCGTTATAGAAGACCAACAGCCCTTCGTGGACCGTATTCAAATGTCCGAATACTATTATGAACATGAACGGAAGGAAGATCCCGAAAAAGAATGGTGTCCCATCCTCCTCCGCAACCATTTGTGTGCGCTCGAAAGCCAAAAACGCTGTATGAATTTATGTATTTCCGCCAATGTTGCGTATGATTATGTCTTGTTTTTGCGCCCCGACGCGTTGATACAATCTCCCTTGCTCGTTCAATCCATTTTTTATGGCCAAATGAAACACAATAGTATCGTATTGCCCACCAATAACCATTATGAAGGGCTAAATGATCGGTTCGCCGTCGTCCGTTTTGAACATGCGATGTGGTATAGTCATCGTATCAACCATATCCGCGAATTCCGGCAAAAACACGGCCGTATTGTAGCCGAAAAATACGTCAAACATATCGTGGACGAATATTTCCAGCCGATATTTTTGGATTTTTATTTCCGATTGTTGCGAAGCGATGGGAGTATCATGTAAGCAGGGAACCGAAGGTTCCCTCGCAAACCCTCCTTCCGTGGTTTATTGTGTGCGTTTTTATAAAATTTTATTCAATGAGAATGGACGGAAGGAAGGGTTCGGAAGGGAAACCTAGGTTTCCCTCCCATATAAGTTCGCATAAATTCCACACAACAACTGGTCCTGTTCTCCCCCCTTGACGGGTTTCATATACCTATCAAAAAACGCCATTTGTTCACGTACATTCGCCACGGATATCAACGATTTCCGTTTCAATCGTTCATATTTATCCAACATCTCATCCATAACCAACATATGTTGAAACCCCCATTTTTCTCGTATATTCGACTCCGCCATTTTCCCCCGGATTTGGAGTTTGCGGGAGAAAAACTCCGGATACGGACTATACACGTATTTCAAAATATACAAATTCTTCGGTGTTGCCGCATACTTGAAATTGTGTCTCCCTAACCAATACGGATTATTCATATCACGAATACAATGCATGAACCGTTTGTAGTGATTGTTCAGGTACCGCTCCTCCTCCGTCTCCGGCTCGTTCGTCTCTCTCCTATAAAAATACTCGTTTTTCTGTTCTAAAATTGACCGATTAATGAGTGTAGGTTTTTGTTCGCTATCAATCAAACTCACCGACGATATCTGTATCGCTCGGTTCCCTTCCAGGTTCTCAAACAATGAGTTCTCTTTTCTCCTAAGACCAGTGGTAAACAAGAACTCCGTCGTCGTCAGTGCCAAGCGCCAATGATGGTTATCAAACGAATTCTCATACCCTGCCACTTCCGCATCTGTATTCACCGCGCAGAATTCCGGCAACCACGTGTCCACAATATTCCACGTGGTCGGCGCTTCGCGCCGAATGACCTCTACACTCGCATCATTACTTTTATGGTTTATCAGCACCGCACAATCAAACAACGGCGCATGATGCCGTATCCAATGGGTAAGCAAAAACTCTTCATTATAAAAATGGCTGATTAAAATGTTTCGATGAAATACCGAGTTGCGATTATATCGTGTATCGATTTCTTCATACACCACATGTGTTTCTCCCTTGGCGTTCATATGGATAATCTTTTTCTTCGGATACGGAACTACAAAATACGTCTCTTTGCCTTCGCGGATACGGCGCGTTTTTTCCATAATTTCCTCTATGAAATTCCACGCAAATACCACCACACACAATTCACCCTCTGTATTGGCCAGGGCAGTGGGGTCTTCAATCAAATACGCGTGATTGGTCGCATAATAACCCTGTTTGTTTTTGGAATCGTCCGCAATGTATTTCATCGGGATGCCACCGATATAGTTCAGTATCGTCATTCCTTTGGCCGCTGCGCCATACCCCGCCAAATCCATTCGCGCACTGTATTCTCCCGCCGTTTTTCGCATCCACGTTTTCAGTTCCTTGATTTTCTCCACATACACGTAATACAGAAGTTCGTCGTACAATCCGATTTCTTTCTCATATTGGTAGATGGGATGTTGTGTTATGTTGTCGGCCGAGGCAGTTGTCTCTGTCTCCGTCAAGCGGATTTTAAACAAATACGATTTCCCATGGACTTCCACTTTCTCCACATTCTCAATATACAACCCCGCCATGTTGGTCGCCACCGCCATCGAGTTCACGGTGAAAAACGACATGTGTTCATGATATGCTGTATCAAATTGTCCGCGTTCAATCATTTCGCATTGGGAGGTTTGAATATACAATACTGTATGGGGCGACATAACCTCCCGGCATTTCCGCAAAAACGCCACCGGATCGGGAACATGCGCACACACATTTTGCGCTACAATCATATCTAACGGCGGGTATTCCGGTGCCGCATCTACCCCCCAAAATCCCACCTTCACATCATGTCCTTTTTTATGGGAAATCTCCCACAAATTCCGCGCGGGGTCATACCCGTATGTTTTCCAGCCATGCGACTGGTAAGCATCCAGTAGCGTCCCGTCATTACACGCGATTTCCAACACCGTCCCCTTTTCCACGCCCACTTCCGCAATGGATTTGCGTGCGAACTCGGCAAAATAATCGCGCATTGTCTGCGACGTTCCGCACAAATACACATAATTAGAAAACATTTGTTCGGGTGGTATCGTATATGGTATCTGTGTATGCCAACAATCCAAACACAAACACAACTGTAATGGGTATTCCGGGAGAACCGCATCTTTCGATTTCAAATAGTGGTTCGCATTGGGTTGATTTCCAAAGTTAAATAATATACTCATATTACTGCCCTTACACACGCGACATACCACTGTTTCACATCGTTTCAGGTATTCCGGCGACCAACAAATGCGTTTGATGTCGCGCATCAAATCCTCTAACAACACACGATTGTTGGTTCCTTTCCATTGAAATCCGAAATCCTTTTCCACCTTTTGGGTATTCATCGTAAACCCGATATTGTATTGCGCAATTTCCTCGTCTCCACAAAAATAGGTATTACACCCCGTCATACACGCGACCTCGTTCGCGATTTTGGCCACGGTACAGTTGATGGACGCCATATTGTATACGCTGTGTCCTTTGACTTGCTCGCGCGCATCCACCATCCGGCGCACGACTTCTACCAAATCGCGGTTCCACAACACCGCTCGGTTTTGGTTCGCGCCAAATACGCGCGCGGTTCCCGTTAAAATGGCGTTCCGCAACAGACTGAAATGGACTAAATCGGTGCGTTGTTTGGGAGATATCCCGATGACGGTTCCCAATCGCAACCCAATGGTAGAAATATGTGTAATGGTGCGTATATTCTGTTCCCGCAAATACAGGGAACGCGTGTACTCGTCGTATAATTGTGTATTCAACAACGCCGTCTCATCGGGCATTGCCGCGCCAAACCCTTCATACAAGGATGCTGTGCTGGCGTAAATCAAAAGCGCCCCCTGTTTCATTCGTTGTGCCACCGTCATGATATCCACCACATTTTCGTGAAAAATACGGCGGGTAGATTGTTGTGCGCACCGTTTTCTGCCGGAAAAACCAGCTAAATAAATAACCACATCGGCAGAAGAAACGTCCACGCATTCGCCTTTCTGCGACGCGTTTACATTATGGTCAAATCCTTTTATCTCCCAACGTGTATCTGTTTGGAGTTCTTGATACAAAAACGAACCGATGTAGCCTTTGTGGCCTATGATATAAACGCTTGTATTTGGTTCCATGATGTATTTGTTGGTGTATATGTATATACCTTTTTTGGAATTCCTTTTGGGGGAGAGAACGAAATTTTCTGGGAAAATCACAAAAATTACAAATCTGATTTTTGTGATTTCTGAATACAATTTGTAATTTTCAGATTGATGATTGTAAATACAAAAAATGCCTCCATTTCTTTAGGTCTTACCACGCATATTTTTCGCATTTTTTATATTATGATATAGTGTATAGAGTAGTTCTATATCATGACCAACTCACGCGATTACCACGACCACGAACATGATTACGACGGTTCCATGAATGAATGGGACGGCTCCGGAAATCAAACCGACAGTTCCGGAAACACGGATATGTCCAACAACTGGCCTCCCCGCCCGCCTTCCCCACCCCATTATCACGACTGTGATAACGACTGTAAGAACGACAGCGAATGTATTCGCATCTATAACAGTCATGTTTCCATTAACAACAACTGTAAGTCCAGCAAGTGCGGACCGCCAGGTCCGCACGGTCCTAGAGGTTGTACGGGACCTACTGGACCTATGGGACCTACGGGTCCTATGGGCGAAATCGGACCCACCGGGCCCACGGGAGAGAAAGGCGACAAGGGTGATAAGGGCGACAAAGGCGATAAGGGAGACCAAGGAGAAGTCGGACCCACTGGAGAAAAGGGCGACAAAGGTGATAAAGGCGACCAAGGAGA